GCTCGAATGTAAGAGAAAACTGTCGATGGAGAGACGAAAACATGCCCGCGAAGAAGCCAACTGAAGACATTCTGTATCACGAAAAGATCGAACCGAAGCTCGAAATGATCAGTTGGTGGTATCGCGACGGTATCCCTGTGGAGGTCATTGCTGAGCGCCTGAGCACCTCTATAACTACCCTAAATGGCTATCAGAACAGGTTCCCGAAGCTCCGCAAAGCTCTCGAGCAGGGTAAGGAAGAGGCCGATCTGCGTGTGCAGGACAGCTTATATCGGCGCGCCGTGGGGTACGAGTATGAAGAACTCGTTGAGGAAACGGAGACTCCCGGTCGAAGAGGGTCTGATCGGACCGTCCGTAGACGAACCCTCACGAAGAAAGCACTTCCTGATGTGCAAGCTGGAACGTTCTGGATGCGCAACAGGCAGCCTGGCCGCTGGTCCAAAGACAACAAGAGTATGGAAGCGACTGTGAAGATCATCTACAACACCGAGAAGCCTAATAAGCCGAAAAGTGCGGGGACGGAGCGGAGTGCCAGGTGAGCAAAGACCACAATGGATTGGAAGTCACGATACCAGTCGAGTGGGTCGAAGAAGCCGATATGACTGGATTCTCCCCAAGGAGTCGTTCTGCTCCGGTAGAAGATGGCTTCCCTGGCGCAGTAGAGGTCCCAATCCAGGACATCAGTCCAGTTCGGCGTGCTCCAGGAATCCCACTGTTGAGTCACGTCCGAACTGTGAAGTGGCTTCGACGCATACAAGCGGGAGTCCCTATCAAGCCGATTCAAATTGTACCTGGGACTCGTCCTATTCAAGTCTACAATGGAGCACACAGACTGTATACACTACTGCTCACTGGTTTTAGTCATATATGGATTGTGCCCCACCAAGTTTAATTTGTGCAGGACGTAATGGCCGAATTTGAGTCACCAGACGGATTCTCAGAGGAAGAGCGCGAATATAAGTGGCTCCCGACGATGGTGGACTTCCACAACTCTGGAGCTCAGAGCAGAGCCCTGGTTGGGCCTGTAGGCAGCGGCAAGACCCCCTCCGGCACCTTCGAAGTCTGTATGTACCTGCCGCACTTCCTCTGGGAACACTACGGCATCAAGAAGACTCGTTGGGTAGTGATCAGGAACTGTTACGATCCTGACACGGAGGTGTTGACAGAAGAGTCAGGATGGGTGAAGTTTCGTGACCTAAATGAAGATGCAGCAATAGCAATTCGAAAAGACGGCTATCTTGAGTACGAAGTTCCAAAGCTCCATTATCGTGCGCCGTACAAAGGGGAGATGGTTGGCATTAGGCAGCAAGGTGTGGACTTACTAGTCACCCCTGATCACCACCTATGGGCCTCCACACGTCGGACGAGGAAGAAGATTTGGAGCGAGTATGAATGTGTAAAAGCACAGGACATTTATGGTCACGATGGTCTACATAGATTCTGCGCGACGGCCGATTGGAGAGGCAAGCCAATTAACAAGTCAAAGGATTTCTTTGAGTTCCTTGGCTTCTGGTTTGCTGAGGGAAGCGCTTCGATATTGCCGAGGAAGGACTGTGCAGGCGTACATTATAGATTAAATGTTACACAGAAGGGTGACAGAGCGTATGTTAGTGGGCTTCTTACGAGAGCTGGACTTACTTATGGTGTAAGCACCACCAGCGGAGAAGTCGACCACTATCGCATTTCTACTCGATCTGAGGAGATGAAGGACCTTATTCATGAGCTGTCTGATTATGGAAAGTCCCTTACTAAATGGATTCCAGATTATGTGAAGCAAGCTCCAAAGGAGTATATAAAGGCATTTCTGTTTGGGTTTCAAAAGGGCGATGGATCATTTAAGACAGGACCGAAAGATTGTGACAGACTATACACTTCGTCACCTCAGCTTGCTGATGACTTACATGAGCTTCTTGTTAAGGCAGGAAAACACGCTGTAATAGGTTGTAGATTGCAGTTTGGTAAGCCACAATACACCATCACAATTCACACGGACAAAAGAGAAAGCCCAGAGATTCGCAAGAGTCACTGGCGGAAAGAACAATACGACGGAGAGGTTTTCTGCGTTGAAGTATCTACACATGTAATCTTAGTTCGAAGGAACGGAAAGGCAGTTTGGTGTGGCCAATCCTATCCGCAGCTGCGCGACACCACGATGAGGACTGTCTTCGAGTGGTTCCCTCAGGGGAAACGCCATGTCCAGGAGAGCAGATATGTACTTCGGTGGCCCATATCCGACCCCGGCAGCCGACATGAAGGCAGCGAGCTTGAGGTTGAGATCCTGTTTAGAGCGTGCGACCGCCCCGACGACATCGACAACTTTAACGCGGTTCTGAACGCCATCTTCCAGATCTTGCGCCGCGGCGGTAAAAGCGATCTGGACGCCCGACGGATCGCTGAGGACGCGGCGCGTGAGGTGTCGCGTTCCAACCTGACGCAGATCCGCGGCCAGATGCGCAGCGTCCTGGGCGTCGATGTGTTTTTTGGCGAGCCCCGTCTACAGGCCCTCCTAGAGGACTTTGCGGCGGCCAACGCCAAGCGCATCACGTCGATCCCGGAGCAGTACCTTGACGACGTGGAGGGCATCGTGCACCGAGGGCTGCGCTCGGGCCGGCGCGCCGCCGACATCGCGGAGGAGTTCATTCAGCGTTTCGGCATCGCCAAGTCGAAGGCGGAGTTTATCGCCCGGAACGAGCTGTCGAGCCTCAACGCCGACCTGACGCGCGACCGTCAGCAGGCGCTTGGGATCGAGGAGTACATCTGGCGCACGTCTCGCGATGAGCGGGTGCGGCCCTCACACGCCCGCCTAGAGGGCAGCAAGCATAGCTGGGACGATCCGCCGGAGACGGGCGGCGGGCGGCACAATCACCCGGGGCAGGATTTCAATTGCCGGTGCACAGCCGAACCGGTGATCCCGGGCGTGGAGATACCGGTCACGACGCCAAGCGACGTACTGCGGCGACCGCCTCGCCGACCCCGCGTCCGTCGCCGACCCGCACCACGGGTCAGGCCCGCCCCAACCGAGGCCGACCGCACAGTGAGTCTCCCGCGCACGGGAAAGACGGTTGTGCTGACCGATCCGCAGGTGAAGCGACGTGGGGATGCGGCGGAGCTACAGGGCAGCGAGCCGGCCCGCGCCAGGGCGTCGAGCACTCGCCGGACATCCTCTCTACTGTGGAATTGGGTTCATGGGTCGAAGCGCAAAACATCTATCATGCTCAAAGCTGGCGCGATCCGTGCATTCGGACTCAGGGGTATCGCCTACAATCCACGCGGGTTCGCGGTCCTGAAGACCGATATAGCCCGAACGGCCAAGGATCTGCGTCGCCTCCACAGCAAGACACAGGCTGAGTTCGCCAGACGGGGGATCAAGACCGTCAAGGTTTTTCGCGGCGTCAAGGGCGAGGTGGCCGAGCGCGGCGCCGTGGAGTCGTGGTCGACATCACGGAAGATCGCCCAGGGGTTCGCCGGCCCGCGCGGCAAAGTGCTCGCCGAGGAGATCCCGGTTGAGCGGGTTCTAGCCATGAATAATGGGCCCGAATGGGTCGATGGCGTGCATGGTGACCAGGACGAAATGTTGATATTGTTCTAAGGAGGAAATCATGATCAGGGAAATCGTAGAAACAATCGATGGGCAGACAGTCGAACTCGTGAAGCCCGAGAATGAGGCCGACATACGGAAGCTCCGCGAGGCGTCGAAGAAGCGCAACGTTTCGACCGGCACATCATTCGGGGACTTCGCCGATGAATCCGAGGCGGACCTGGTTGCCGCCGGTGTACTCGAGCCCGACGTAGAGGAATAGCCGAACCAGTCATCCCGAACGGATGACATCGGCGGCCCGTGTTGCGCGGAACGCAGCTGCGTCGATACCCAGTGCCCGGATACGCTTGCTCATCGTGCTGCGTGAGATCCCGAGCTCAAGGGCGGCGTGGGTGACGTTGCCTAATGTGCCCTTTAGCGCTCTATTGATTATATCGGTCTCGGCGGATGCCATCCGGGTGCGTAGGCTGGTCTCGCGGTGCTCGGTCATGTCTGTCTCCATATCTCGGCTTGGATGGTCTGGGTCGTCATGATGTGTCTCCTGGGGTGGGTGTTCACCCCGAAAACCCCGCGTCTGCGGGGTAGTGGGTTGGGGTGTCACCCGCGAGGATGCTCACGGAATTCTATTTTTGCCGCCGCCCCCATAGCGTCAGGGTACACGGTCGTCTCATCTGCTACGACGCAGTAATCCGACCCCTCGTCCCATCGCCGCCACTCATCTCGCGCTGCCTGCGGGTCGTCGTCACCGCCGTCCCAGTCAGCCACAGGAGGTGTGCCTGCCCTGAGCGCTGCGATGTCATCGGAGAGTACACCTACACGATACTCGTATCCTGAGTGCGTGTAGACTACTGTACCTGCGCTGTCGTAGACATAGAGATACAGTCCACCGGCGTTATCTTCGATCACTTCGTATCGCGGGGTCGTCATGATGTGGTCTCCATATAGTGAGTGTAGTGGGGTGGCGCTACGACGGGCCCGACTCCTGCCCTCTGAGCTCGGGCCAATATATCCCCACGAGTGCCCGCACGGCCCCACCGCTGCGCACGAGTCCCGGGACAGCTCGCCAGCCGCCGCCCAAGTCGAGCCCGCCGGACACTTCCGCGGCCCTCATGTGCTCGGCGCACAGTCCGGGGAGGTGTCGGTCCACCCACCACGCGCGGATCGATGCTGGCCGGCGGCACAGGGCGGCTAGGCAGGCGTGTCCCGCCAGGGCTTCGCCCTCGCCCTTCAGCGCGACCATGCACCGACGGCAGTGCTCGACCTCCTCCGGGCTCCGCAGGTGCCGCCGGCACCGCTTGCACGCACGCCGCAAGCTCATCGGGATGCCTGCCCGTCGTCTCCGGCGTCGAGGGCGATCTTCTGGGTTGCGGTCTGGGTCTGGGTCTGGGTCTGGGTCGTCATGGTGGTCTCCTGGGGTGTGTGCCAGCTCCGTGCCGGCAACTCAGAAGCCCGCACTCGGCGGGCCGTGAGGCGAAGGGGTTACTCGGCGGGGCCTACGTACAGCCAGACAGACCCCCTGACGTCGTGGTCGGGCGCGTCGCTCACATCATGCCCCGCGGACCGCAGCTCCGGGGTCACGATAGCCGCCGCTGCTCGGGTGATGATCTGGGTCGCGACCATTTCGCCCCATCGCCCGCTGGGGTCCTGCATGAGAGTGATGCCGTGGCGAGTGCAGATGTCAGTCGCGGTAGGGGTCTGTGTGGTCGTCATGATGGTCTCCATATAGTGAGTGTAGTGAGTGTAGTGAGCCAACTATCGCCGCTTCCGCTTCCGCTTTTTCTTCTTTGAGCGCTTCCGGCCGCCCAGCGCGCGTTTGGCAACCGGGGGCTGGACGATGTGGCTACCTGCGACCGACCGGTGCAGATAGCCCGCGACGATAACCAGCTCCCCGGCCATCGTCAGCAGATCCTCGAGCGTGTCGCCGCTAGACCTGTAGACATCGAGCGCCCCTTGCGCTCGATCTACAAGGCCCTGCCACTGCTCGATCTTTTTCCGGCGCTCGCGCATGTAGCGCGAGACGGCGTCACGCTTCACGCGGCGTCCTCGGCCGCGGTCTCGCAATCGTAGACGTCGAGATCATCGAGTACGTCCGCGAGTGCATCGTCCTCGTACCCGTACCAATCCGAACCGAGCATCTCGATCACGAGCGTCATGGCCCGGGTGGAGCAGTGCTGCGCACTGGCTGTCTGATACTGCGTCGACACCCATTCTCCGGGATTCCCTTCGTACTCGATCGGTGTTGAAGCCTCCGCCAAATTAGCTCGAATGCGAAGCGTCTCCCCCCAAGGCATGTCAGCTGCGTAGATCGTCATAATGTAGTCTCCTTGACCAGTGCCGAGCTCCGTGCCCGGCACCCGAAAACCCAGCGCTCGGCTGGGTGGTGGGTGAAGGGGGGAATACTACTCTGCGAAAGCTTGGGCGATGTAGCTAGCTGCCTCCGCGTCAGACATGCCACATTCGACTTGCAGCCGGATTTGGAAGTCACATAGCTCCCCGCTGTCCATGGCTGCGATAGCGTGCCGTTGGTGTGCGGGCATCGTCGCGGTCTGGGCGGTGGTCTGGGTCTTGGTCGTCATGGTGGTCTCCTGGGG